GGAAAGGACTTTTCTCACTAGACTCCAATAGGCTTAGTTACGGCCGAATGGAGTGGGGGCTTTCCCTGTTAGAACATGAGAGAAATCTCGAGATCTCTCAAGAGATTTCTTTCAAGTTTCTGACCGAGGATAGCAGAAGCTCACGCCTTTTGATTCTTTGTTCTCATAGAGAACACTGAATCATCTGAAGGTAGTGTGTAGCGATACATCACTTTACTTCAGTTATCCGCTTTACAGTGGATAAGAAAGTCGCCTTCTTCCTTTAACTTTAGGTACAACTGTTCCAAATCTCCTCAAACATTGAGAATTGGATCAGATTGTACTAAGTTAAACCCTAGCTCAAAGTCTTCATGACCCGTATAAAATAGAACAAGGTTCTCAGCCAGTTGACCTAACGGCTGACCCTTTGTTTTACTTGGGTCGCTAGCAAGAAACATATCACGACAAGCTGCGTACATCTGTGTTTTCACAGATGAACCGTTTGGCATGATATGCTGGTAGCTATTTTTCCTTAAGATCTCCTTATGGAGATCTTCGGCAGAAATAGAACCATTGGTGTATCTCAACACCAACTCTGCTAGAAGACTATAATTCTTATAGACCTCACGAGCTTTTGCTCGACGGGGTCTTAAGAGTTTATAGTATTTGAAAACAGTAACCGGGATCCCATGATGTGTTACTCAACCCTTAGACTCAACATCTATTAGAGTATTGGTTAAAAGATAATATCTTTTGCCAGACTCTTTTAGAGCTGAGATAGGGAAATGAGTAATTTCTTTAGAGTGATAGAAATATCTTTTAGCAAACTCAAAAAAGTTTTTGCTTTTATGAGTTTTAACTTTGGATACTTCTACCCCTAAAGAGGTTATCACATCGATGTATAGATTACCTAATTCTAAGCCTTTGATGACAATGTCATCTCCAAGAAGTTTGTATTGAGCTGTTTTCCAGTCAATACCAAGTTTTTGGCAGCAGTAGAACATCACATAGTGATGTGCTACGGCAAAAGAGGCCCATGAAGAGTAGGCCCCCATAGGATTTCCCACAGAGTAATTGACTTTGTCTTGGTCAACACTTTGAGGGACATCAAACGGGAAGCCTACCATGAGCGTCTCTCAAGCAGAGACGTATTCATGAGGTAATCTACCTTTAAGGACTGAACTTATGACTGTGATAGGGAACCTATCCGTAGCTGCAGATAAATCTGCAGATACATAGGTAGAACCATCACACTTCATAAATTCAGGGTCATCCTTAAAGGATCCTTGGGCAAAAGTACAATCTTGCTTAATTCTCTTTAAAATCCTAAATAGATAACTATGTAGAGGTTTTAGGACACTTTGACTGAAATAGTCTAGTATCGCTACAACCCTACATTTACCTTCCCTGTCGGGAAAGTAAACTAGTTTTCTAATCCTATTATTATTACTAATAACAGGAGGATTATAAGGAGACAGGACACCATTACGGTGACCTGTTTTTAAGAAAGATATCTTTTGCTGGAACTTCTTTCCTCCCACTACATAAAGAGATTGTCAAATCTCTTCAGGTAGTGACACTAAATCGGTCTGTCATGATCACATTGCGTGACCATTAGGACCAGATTTAGTGGTGAAGTGAAAGCGGTTCCATCTTAGAGCTCTGGGTACAGTCCTTGCAACTGCAGGATAACCTAGACTTCTCCAGAAGTTGTTGACCTCACTACTAATATCAAAATCCCCTTTACAGGGATTGGTAATAGTAGATAAGTCAACATCTACATGGGGTTTCAGAGACCTTAAACTCATTAATATAGTCATCAGACCGCGGTGCATAGCTTCTCAGCTATATGGCTTTACGCCTTTCCCTTTCGGGACACGGGGGTCTGCCTGTCTAATTAATGGTATAAGGTCTCCTAAGATCTTAGGAATACCATCGGTTGTCAGTCCTATCCCTTCTATTTTATTTATATTACCAGAGAGGTAATTTAAATAGCCTGATCTTAATTTCTTGACAAAAGAAATCGTGAAAAGGACTCCTCGGGAATACAATATCCCGTCGAGTGACAGAAGGAGAGGTCTAAAGGTAATCGCCTCCGGTATATGGTCTGAATAAGACCATGTTAACCAGGTAACTGTTAGATTGATTAATTTGAAGAAGTTTGTTTTAAATTTCTTTGAATTCATTAGTTTAATAGTTCGCTGGCGCCTTTTCTCTCGTATCACCTCTGTTAAATCAGAGGCTAGATCTTGAGGAGAGAACCAGTGAGGCGAGTGCAACACATCACGGGTCACTGCAGAGGTATCCGAACCCCCACAGCTTAGATCGAGTTGTTCACTATAGTTTTCGCTATAAGGAAATAACAAAGTTCAAGCAGGGTCTAGAA